GCCGAGGTGAAGGCCGCTTCGACGCTGGAGAAGTTGCAGGCGAAGCGCACCAAGTAGACGGAGCCTCCTGCGCATGGCACCTCGAAAGATCAAGGGCTGGCCGCCGGCCATCCTGACTCCTGTTCCTGCTGCGGATATCAAGCGCGGCGACGGCCCGCTGGTCACCGAGTTCATTGAGGCGTTGTGCCCCCAGGTAAAGGACTCGGTCGGCGGCCGGGCTGGTGAGCCTTTGCTGCTTAGACCTTGGCAGCGCAAGCTGATGGACAACCTGTTCGCCCGTCGGGCGGATACTCGGTTGCGTCATCGGGTCGCGGTTGTGGGCCTGCCTCGTAAGAACGGCAAGTCGGCGCTCGGCTCTGGCATTGCCCTGTATGGCCTGTTTATGGGTCCTCGAGGCGGCGAGGTTTATTCGTGCGCGGCTGACCGGGACCAGGCGCGCATCGTGTTCGGCGCTGCCAAGCAGATGGTGGAGATGTCCCCGGACTTGGCCGAGCAGGCGAAGTTGTATCGGGACGCTATCGAGATCCCGGCGACGGGCTCGGTGTACCGGGTGCTTTCCTCGGAGGCTTTTACGAAGGAAGGCCTGTCGCCGACTCTGGTTGTTTATGACGAGCTGCACGCCGCGCCCAACCGTGAACTCTGGGACGTAATGACGCTGGCGCAGGCCGCGCGTTACGACGCCTTGACTCTGGCTATCACGACCGCCGGGGTGCGCACAGATTCCACCGGGCAGGACTCGGTCTGTTATGGCCTGTACCAGTACGCCCAGCGGGTCGCGGCCGGCGAGGTCGAAGACCCGTCGTTCTTCGGGGCTTGGTGGCAGGCCGACCCTGACTGCGACCACCGCGATGCGAAGAACTGGCAGATCGCCAACCCTGGCTACGGCGACATCCAAGACCCCGAGGACTTTGAGTCCTCGGTGAAGCGAACCCCGGAGGCGGAGTTCCGCACCAAGCGCACCAACGTGTTCGTGTCCTCTCAGCAGGCTTGGCTGCCGCACGGCTCTTGGGACGATCTGCCGACGATGTTGCCGGTGGATGACGGCACCCCAGTCGTGCTGGGGTTCGATGGTTCGTTCTCTGGGGATACAACGGCGATTGTCGGCGTGACGATTGAGGAGACCCCGCGCGTCTGGCTGGTCGACATGTGGGAGAAGCAGCCTACCGACCGTGATGACTGGCGGGTGGACATTGGCGGGGTTGAGGCTCGGATCTTGGAGACGTGCGGCCGGCTCAATGTGGTTGAGGTTGCGTGTGACCCGTACCGCTGGCAGCGCAGCATGGAGGCGCTGGCCGAGGCCGGGGTTCCGATTACTGAGTACCCAAGCTCGAGCCCAGCTCGCATGGTCCCATCAACGGCCAAGTTCTTTGACGCGGTGGTATCAGGCCAGGTCGCGCACGATCATGCTCCCGCTCTTGCCAGGCACCTATCGCACTGCGTCATCAAGCACGACGCGAAAGGGCCGCGGGTAGTCAAGGAACACCGAGGTTCTCCTCGCAAGATTGACGCCGCAGTGGCGGCGATCATCGCTTTTGACCGGGCTACCCATCGCCGCGAGGCGGAGCCCGAAGCACCTGTCGCCAGTTTCTTCTCAGTCTAGGAGCCGTATGCGCATCGCCCTTGCTTTGCAGATCGCTGGCTGCGCTGCGCTCATTGTCGGGTGCGCCCTTGTGGCGCCTTGGCTCGGTTTCGTTGTCGCTGGGGTCTGCGGCCTGGCTTTCGGTGTCGCGCTTGAGAGAGGCCTCTGATGCTCGGAAACTTGTTCGGCGGTCAGCCGATGGAGGAGCGAAACCTCTCCTACCAGCAAGTGTGGGGCTCCGGCATTGACGTCTCGGGCTTCGCCACCTGGGCCGGCACGGTCGTCAACCAGAAGAACGCCCTCGAAATTGGTGCGGCCTACGCTTGCGTGCGGCTGCTCTCAGACACGATCTCAACTCTGCCGGTGGACACGTTCATCCGCCGCGACGGCAACCGGCTCCCCTACCGGCCGCGGCCCGCTTGGGTGTACGAGCCCGAGGGCCCGGGCTCCAGCCGGATTGAGTATTACAAGCAGATCGTCGTCTCCATGCTGCTGTCGCATGGCGCGGTCGTGCAGATCCTCCGCAACGGCAACGGCGAGATCGTCGCGCTTCAGCCCCTTGACCCCACCCGTGTGGACATTCGCCGGAACCCGGCGACCCGGCTGCGCGAGTTCGTCATCGACGGCGGCCAGGCCGTGCTGCCCGGTGAGGACGTGCTCTACATCCCCGAGATGCGCCGCCCTGGCTCGCTGAAGGGTGTGAGCCGGGTGGACGAGCTGAAGCAGACGCTCGGCTTGGCGAAGGCGCTGGATGAGTTTGCGTCGCGCTACTTCTCCAACGGTGCCAACACCTCGGGAATGATTGAGTTCCCTGGCAACTTGACGCAGGAGCAGGCGAAGGATCTGGTCGACGCTTTTGAGGCTGGGCATAAGGGCTTGAAGAAGGCGCATCGTCCTGGGGTTCTTTCGGGTGGCGCGAAGTTTGTGAAGACGGGCTCGGATGGCGAGCAGGCTCAAATGCTTCAAAGCCGCATGTTTGCGGTTGAGGAAGTGGCGCGCGTGTTCCGTGTTCCGCCGCACATGATTGGCCTCACCGCCCCTGGGACGCAAAGTTACGCATCCGTTGAGGCAAATGCCATCCAGTTCACCCGCTACTCGCTCACCCCGCTCATCGCCGCCATCGAGGAAGCCCACAACCGCCTCCTCCCCGGAGACGTTTTCCTGCGCGTCAACATGGACGGTCTTCTCCGAGGTGACTCGGCAACGCAGGCGCAGGTGTTCTCTACCGCACTGCAGGCCGGGTACATGAGCGTCAATGAGGCCCGCAGTCTCATGGATCTTCGCCCGGTTGACGGCGGCGACAACCCGCGCGTCCCGCTTGCCAACATTGCAGTCAACTCAGCCAGCATTGTTGAGGAGCGCGAGCGCGTCGAGATGGCGTCCAAGCTTGTGCAGTCGGGCTACGACCCGGCCGATGTGCTGTCGGCGCTCGGCCTGCCAGCAATGGCCCACACCGGCTTGGCGTCTAACCAGTTGCAGCCGGCCGAGAACGCCCAGGTCTAGGAGGGCCGATGAGCAAAATGGAAACCCGCACCTTCACCGTTGATGACCTTGAGGTCCGCGAAGCCCCCGAAGGTATGAGCTTTGAGGGATACGCCGCCGTCTTCAACTCCCCGAGCGAGCCCCTGCCGTTCACGGAGACCATTGCCCCTGGGGCGTTTGCCCGGTCGCTCAAGTCCCGCAACAACGTTTTCCTCCTCGTCAATCACGACGCGGCGCGCCCGTTGGCGTCCACCCGGTCGAAGACGATGACGCTTGAGGAGGACGGTCGCGGCCTGCTGGTGAAGGCGACACTGCCGGACACGACTGACGGCCGCGATCTGGCGGTGCTGCTCGGTGGCGGTGGCAATCCGCGCGTGATCGACTCCATGAGTTTCGGCTTCTCTGTTCCTCGCGGCGGCGACAAGTGGAACGAGGACGGCAGCCAGCGCACTCTTCAGCAGGTCCGCCTGCATGAGACCAGCATTGTGACCTTCCCGGCTTACCAGGCCACGACGGCCGCGGTGCGCAGCCTGGACATGTTGGCCGAGGCTACGGGCGAGGATGCCGACGCACTCAATGGCGCGCTTGAGGCGCTTGAGCGCGGGGCGACCTTGACGATTGATCAGGCTGGCCTGTTGTCTGCGGTGGTGGCGAAGCTGTCGCCGGAGCCGCAGCCCGAGCCTGTGGTTGAGCCGGTGGCGCACGACCCGGCACAGATCAACCTGCTCAAGACCAAGCTCGACCTGGCCTTCAAGGCCTAAGACTTCCTGGCCGCGCGAGCCGCGGCTAGGTCCCCGCTCTGAGGAGCCTCGGCGGGATTGCAAGAAACACCTGCGCAATCCAACAAACCGAGACCCCAGAAAGGGGTGAACTGAGTTGTCCGAGTACCTAAAGAAGCTCGTGGAGGATCGCCAGTCGGCGTACCACGCAGCGAAGGCAAAGATGGACGAGGCCGCCGCTGAGAGCCGCGACCTGTCCACCGAGGAGCGCGAGTTCGTCGACCGCACGTTCGCGGAGCTTGACGAGAAGCGCACCATGATCGACACCCTCATCACCGCTGAGAAGCGTGAGGCTGAGATCGCCGAGGCCATGCGTGGCGTCGCAGATGTCGCTCGCCCGGTTGAGGCCCGCACCGCTGCGGCTGAGTCCGACGCCGACATCCTTCGTCAGCTGCTCGCTGGTGAGCGTCGTGCCTACTCCTTCCAGTTTGAGAAGCGCGACGTTGTCAAGTCGACCAGCAACGCGCCGGTGCCCACGTCGTTCTCCGACGTTGTCATTGATCAGGCCCGCCTCGTCGGCCCCATGCTCGACCCGAGCGTCGTCACCGTCCTCAACACCGCATCCGGTGAGGATCTTGTCCTCCCGTCGCTGGCTTCTTGGAGCACCGCCGCCATCGAGGCGGAGGCCGCGACCATCGACGAGTCCGACCCGGCGTTCGGCAAGACCACTCTCAAGGCCTACAAGTACGCCTTCCTCGTGCAGGTGTCGCAGGAGTTCCTCGCTGACAGCAACATCGACGTCATCGGGTTCCTCGGCCAGCAGGCCGGCAACGCCATCGGCTACGCCGTCAACAACGCCCTCACTGTCGGCACCGGCACGGTGGAGCCCAACGGCATCGTCACCGCAGCTGCGGCTGGCGTGACCGGCGGCACCGCTATCGCGGGTACGCGCGGCACTGGCGCGTTCACGGCTGACGATCTCATTGACCTCGTCTACTCCATGGATGGTGGGGCTCGCCGCCTGCCCGGCTTCGGTGTCATGGCGAACGGCTCCAGCATCGGCGCCATGCGCAAGCTCAAGACGTCGTCTGGCGACTACGTCTTCGTGCCTAGCATCCAGCCCGGAACCCCGGACTCAATCCTCGGCTACCCGCTCATTGAGAACCCGGCTATGGCTTCAGTTGCCTCGGGCGCCCGCTCAGTTATCGCGGGGCATCTGCCTAGTTACTACGTCCGCACCGTGGGCGGCATTGACGTGGCACGCAGTTCGGACTTTGCCTTTAGCACGGGTCTTGAAACTCTTCGTTTTCAAATCCGTGTCGATGGCAACCTGCCGCAGACGTCGCACATTCGCCGGTTCCTCGGCGGCACCGCCTAGTCACTAGGCACCTAGACGTGGATGGCCCCGCCTTTGCGCAGGGGGGCGGGGCCATCCACACACCCTGCGCACACCTAGGAGAAACGGTGGCCCATGCCACGAAAGACAAAAGAACCAGCAATTCGGCACGTTCTGGGAACCCCGCTAGACGTGCCGCCGCCCGAGAGGGAGCAGCTGCTTCGGCTGGGACTGCTGCACGAAGAATCCTCTGGGCCAGCAACGCGCCCTGGACGGCCACGGGCTACGGCGAGCAAACCCAGCAAGCCACCCGGCGAATCAAAGCCGCTGGCCACGAAGTAGCCATCGCATCCAACTACGGGCTTGAGGGCTCAACCATGGAGTGGGAAGGCCTGCCGGTCTACCCGCGCGGCCTTGACGTCTACTCCAACGACGTCATCCCCGCCTATGCGATGGACTTCGGTCGGCCGACTGGGCAGCAGGCCGTCGTCATCACCCTGTTTGACTGCTGGGTTTTCAAGGGCGCTGGCTGGGATGTCCTCGACCGGGTAGCCTCCTGGGTGCCGATTGACCACTTCCCCGCCCCGGCCCCAGTCATTGAGTGGCTTGCTCGCCCCAACGTGACACCGATTGCGATGTCGCAGTTCGGGCTTGACGCGATTGAGCGCCACGACATTGAGGCGCTGTACGTCCCGCACGCCATTGACACCAAGGTCTTCAAGCCGACGGATCTGATCCAGGGCAGTGACGGCCAGGTGCCCGCCCGCACATGGATGGGCATCCCCGACCACGCCTACGTCATAGGGATGGTTTCTGCCAACAAAGGGCAGGTGGATCGCAAGTCCTTCGCCGAGTCATTCCTCGCCGCCGCCATGGTTATGCAGCAGCACGACGACGTCTGGCTCTACCTGCACACCGAGCCGAGCCCGGCCATGTCTGGCCTTGATTTGCGGGCGCTGCTGGCCGCCACGGGCGTGCCGATGGACCGGGTCGCCTTCGCTGACTCGTACTCCTACCGCATGGGCATCCCCAAGGAAGCCCTTGCCAGCATCTACACCGGCATGGACGTGCTGCTTCAGCCCAGCCGAGGCGAAGGCTTCGGCATCCCCGCCGTCGAGGCCCAGGCTTGCGGCACCCCGGTCGTGGTCAGTAACGCAACCGCCCAGCCTGAGCTCGTCGGCGACGGTTGGCTCTGCGACGTGCAGCCCGCCTGGGACGCACCCCAAGGCTGCTGGTTCTTCACGCCCCTGGTGCCGAGCATCGTCGACAACCTCGAGGCTGCCTACGCGCGAGGCCGGGGCCGCTCCCAGCAGGCCATCGACTTCGCCGCCAACTATGACGCCGACGTTGTGTTCGACAGATATTGGCGGCCAGCGCTCGACGTCCTCCTCGCGCCATGAGGGTCGCCTGGGTGACGCACCACATCCCCAGGGTTGAGGAAAGGCACGCGGCGCTACTGCCGGGGAAGTATGCGGGCGGGGCGGAACGAAACACCGACTACATGATCACGGCAGCGCCGGCCGGTGTTGAGGTCACCTACATTGAGCCGGAAGCCGCTGAGAGCGCCGCAGACGAATCCTGGGACCGGGTAGTAGTCGGAGGCACCGACAAACTCTCCGAAGCCTCCATGAATTTCCTAGCGGCTCTCAGGCCCATCGTTTGGGTGCAGCACGCCCAGCACCGCACACCGGCCAAGGCTGACCTGTTCCGCCAAGCGTCGCGGTTCTTGACGATGAGCCGCGCGCACATGGGCTGGGAAGCCGAGTGGACCGGGCGCGCTGACGCCTTTATCCATTCCCCGGTTCCGCCGGATTGCGTCGCCCCTGCGGATAAGGAACCTTTTGCCTTGTTCGCGGGCAGACGCCACCCGGCCAAGGGGAAACTGAACGCCCGCATTTGGGCGCAGCGCCACGGCGTTGAGCTCGTTGAGCTGGAGAACGCCCCGCACGAGGTCGTCCTCGAGCACATGGCCCGCGCCAAATACTTCGTCCACCTCCCCAAAGAGCGGGACGCCTGCCCCCTCGTCGTCATTGAGGCCACCCTCGCTGGCTGCGACATCGTCACCAACTCCCTCGTCGGGCGGCTAGAGCCCGGCGACCCTGCGACCGTCCTCGCCGAACAGCCCCACAAGTTCTGGCGGATTGTGGAGGAAACA